AGCACCTGCTATGCCGCAAAGGATGTCTATGGAAACGACCTGGAGTCTGACGAGAGTGGCTATGACTCCCGATGAAAACGGATTTGCGCTGTCTGAGAGCCACCCCAGTATGGAGTCCCTTCAAGCACGCATCGAAGAGTTGGACACCAAGATTGAGGTCCTGGAGCAGGACCAGGCTCGCCTCGAGGAGGAGCGCGAGGCCGTCAAACATCAGCTCTTCCTCGAACGAATGAAGAGCATCACCACGCACGCGAGCTTCTACGCCAAGAAGCTGGAACGGATCAAGAAGACCGTCGACGCGTTTGTCGCCGAGACCGCCTACATGCACAATGGCGTAGAGATTGCCTGCCGCAGGAGCAATCTCAAATATGGGTTCCGCACGAAGAAGCTCCCGTACACGGACGACTTTCACGAGATCATGCAAGACCCGTTGGACTATACGATTGTGGAGTACGACCTCCTGGGAATGTCCGACTGCATGGAGATTCGCTTCGACTACCATTCGGAGGCGGTTCGCGACTTTGTCGAAGAGTGGATGCGCGAGCACCTCCCTCACATGGAGCGTGACGACGACCTCTTCGGCTTCCGGGTCTGACGACGCCGGTGACGACGACGCCTCCGCGACTTTCCACCACCCTTTGCCGTCTGACGCCAATACCGAGTGATCGTGCGTGCAGCCGAATCCTCAAGACCGTATGTGCGAGCGAGAGCGGCTGCTGCCTCGTCGGAGTTTCCGTGGACAAGGGGAGCATACCCCATGTTTAGACTTCCAGTGTCGCGAAGTGCGGTCAGCCACTTTAGATAGGTCGGAATGGGATCGCCTCCGACAACGGGAATTTTTGGAGGAAGCACGGGGGCTGCCTTGGGTTCCTTTCCAGGCATACCAATCATAGGGACAATGCTTTGAGTTTGATCAAGACCAGGATCCAGAAACCCCCGATTGGACATAGCTTGCAACACAACAGAACCCTTCCCTCCCGATGTGTCTCGGGTTGCCTGAGCGACAACATCTTCCAACGCCCGCTTGATATCCTCGGTTCGCTTCCGGGCAAGGACATCGTCAAACTCTCCCCGAATGAACCTCGTGTAGACATCCATGGACTCCGCAGGGGAGAGCCCGTAGTATCCCTCAATGACCTGGCGATACTTTGCCCCTTCTGTGATCATATTCCACCACCCCTTTTCGCGGAGGGCGTCCAGGGTCATCGCCGCAAGTTCGTCTTGCGTAGGATTCCACTTGCCCGCCATTGTTTAGACACTGCGAATAAACTGCCACTGGAGGTAATCGCATATCTGTTTCCAGATCATGTCGTGGGCAATCAACCGATCACGGCTCTTGAGCAGTGGAAAGTATACTTTGTATTCGTCGAGTTCGAGGAGTTCAAAGAACTTGTACAAGATGTAGGAATAGCTCAAGAAGTTCGTCCGATCGTTGGGACAATACAGCAGAAACGGGGCCTGGATTTCCTGGAACATGGTGCGGATTTTCTCCTCAATCTCGGGGGTGATGGTCGGGGGTGGATTGCCGTTCAACCGGCTGAGGATGTGCGCCCGATGCTCGTAATACTTGGACCGCCCCAGCTTCTTCAGAATCTGACGGATGTCCTCTTCGGACAGGTCTGCGATGTTCGCAATGCGACGCTTGCGAATCTCGAGGATGACCTCGTTCATCACGTCCTCGGGAATGATGGTGCTCTCCTTTGCCTGAAACTGGTTGAGGATCTCGTTGAGGTGGTTAATCTTCTTGTAGGCGTAGTTGTTCCGCTCCTTGGGTGGATCGCGAAACGACGGCACATCTGAGACCACCAGAGTGTACTCCTCCGCTCCACAGCGAGGGCAGACCAGAATGCCTTCCGACGTCACCTCCTCCTTCGCAGTGTTGCAGGCGGTGCAGTGCTCCGTCATCAACTGAAGAATATCCGGTCCGTTGGAGAGCTTCATGCGCTGGACATACTCGTCGTACATCTGCTTGCGGGTGGGTCCCGAATCCGCCACCGTTGCCGCCTGGAAGTACTTCAGGAACGTGTTGCTCTCCTTGGGAGCCAACGTCTGGCTTCCGATTGCAGGCTTGTAATACTCGTTCAGGATGTCCATGTTCTTGAGGTAGTAGTCCTCCACAGGGTTTGTCTGCTCCAACTCCTGATCAATGGACCGCACGCGAGTCTCCAGCTTGTTCGCCTGAACAACCGAAGGAAGGTCATTTTTCGCATACAAGTCTGAGATCTCCGCCTTGAGCTGGGTTCTCTCCGCCAAAAGGCTCTCCTGCTTCACCTTCGTCTCCCGCAGGTTCTGCACGATGTCCTGATGAAGCGAGTCCAATGTCCCCGCTGTCGACGTCGAGCTGGAGTCTCGAATCTTTCGAATTCGAAATACATCCATTGTATATGAACTCTTTTACTTGGTTCATGAAGACTGGATTCGACAAGATACAGGGTCGCTGATATTTGACGGACTGAATGAGTGCCCCCACGTCCACCCCAAAGTTCCGCGCTACATACGCCAGAGCCAGAAACCCGCTGCGGTTCATGCCCGCCTGGCAGTGGACATAGATGACACCGTCGGACTCCCGCAGGAACTGATACAGAGCGGATGCGAAGGCGGGATACCAGGTGAGGATGTTTACAGTGGGAGAATCAATCGCGTTGAGCACTCGGTAGCGCGTCGGATGGCGCATACGAAACCAGATGGGGGAATACTCGTCCATGGCGCAATTGATGACATGCGTGATCCGATAGTGGGCTGCGAACGACGGGGTTAGGATTTGCCCTGGACCCACCAGAATCCGAGCGTAGAACCACGCAGGAGGCTGTCGCAAGTAGTCGGGCACCATGTTGTGTTCTACTCACGACTTCTTCGAAACTCGTTCGTACATGCGCCTCATCATCCAGGCAAAGGTCGTCCGGCTGAGCTCCTTGTGCGTCAGACCCGCCTTGATCTGGTCAATCTCAGGTCCCACATCAAAGACGAAATCGCCTCCTGGATACGGCTGGTAGGCTGCGAGCCAGCCCCACAGGTCCAGCTCTGTAAGGGTCGTATGCACGTCGTCGAGGAGTTCGGCTTCGTAGGGGGTCATTGTAGAAAACGAAACCCTCATGCCTAAGTCTCTCCAAGAGGCAATGGAGGATCGCTTCTCGGATCAGCTGGTTCGGAGCTACATCGCAGGAGTTCTTGCCAAGGGAACCCTTGAGGAAGAACTGCGTCGTGTTCAGGAGTTGTTGCTTGGCTATACCAAGAACCCCCACGAGGACAAAGCCTTTCAGCGTGGACTTGTCACACGCACCAATCAGTTGTTTCGTGCCCTGCTTCAGATAAAGGAGGAGAGGAAGTTCTGAAAGAACTGGGACAGCACCACTGCTGCGAGACCGACCACTGCGGCTCCCGTCCAGCTGAGCACACCACCGCTGGTGTAGGCGTTCGGCACATACTGGAGGATGAGGTTGCGAGGCGTGGACAGCGAGACGACCACGACTGCGAGGAAGAAGGCGATGTAGAGACTGAGGTTGCCGACCATGTAGCGCATCACGGGAACCGACGGCGTAAAGGTAGGCGCCATAGTGGAATAGCCGGGCGGCGAGATGCTCGGCATAGGAACAACAGGAGGCTGCGACTGGGGACCCTGGGGCGAGGGCAGCAGCGCGTCAAGCGAGGTCATACCGTCCATTGTTTATCTAGACGACAAGCTTTCGCAATTCGCATCCTCCACGCGGTAGCGGTAGCATTTTCCATTGGCTTTGACAACCTTGTTCGTCATCTCGGGGAGAGGGAGTGCGGGCGTCTTCAAGACCTCAAAGTTCCGATGAAACAGGAGCGCCGAAATCCCCAGTCCAATGAGGAAGGAGAAGAAGGGTGCTCCTTTGTGGATGGCATCGCGAATCCCGAGCATTACTTCTTGGCGAGACTTGCTAACAGGTTCAGGGAGTCTGCCTCGGCGGGACACGGCACTTCCTCCGTCTCGAAGCGGATGCACCCCGTCTCGGTGGTGTAGACCGTTGGATCGTGCGGCTCGGGAACCATAGGGATCTTTCGGGTCGGGGGAATGAGAACCGTGGAAATCAGGAGTCCTGAGATGAGACCTGCAATCAACCAGGGAAGTTCGACCATTGTCTCTTAGACCGACTATCCTTTCTTGAAGGCGGACAGCAGGGCTCCTGGCTTCAGACCCGAGAGGGGATTGGAGCCCAGGTTCGAGAGAGGGTTCGAGCCGAGACTGGCGAGAGGGTTGGAAGCCTTCAGCGCGGACAGAGG